TTTACCATCGTTAGTAGTTGAGAAACCACTAATAACGATGCTTGCAAATTTATCAGTACCAAGTTTAAATGATGAAGCGGTTAAACCAGTAATTGTTCTTTGAGTAATAGTTCCTTTTGAACGGTCAAACAATGAAGTACCTTCTTCGTTATATTTTGTTGCATAGAATGCATCATATAATGAACGAGTTTCCCATTGAGTCATTACGTTAGCATTCTTTTCTGCTGCATTACCATAAGCACCATCTGGTGAAGTATGTTTACCATAACTACCATCGGTTGGTACGTTTGGTGTTGCAGTGTTATCAACCACTCTAACGCTAGTTTTAGGATTGATATAGTACAATTTACCAATAGGTAAGTTAAGTGCTTGTACAGACACAATGTCGTTTGCTAACAATTTAGCAAATACCCTACGGATTACAGGAAAAGCAACAGTTTCAAATTGTCCACTTGAAGATGAATCACTTGATTCATTAATCATGTATGACAACTGGTTTTCAAATAATTGTGCGCAGTTTTCTTTTACGTTACCTTCCAAACCTTCTAATAGACCAATTTTTTCCCATCTATTAGTTGTTATTTCTCTTTGTTCACGAAGTTGTTTTAATCCAATATTACCAACTTCCGCAGATTCCATTAAAAATCCCATTGTATTAATATTTTTTATTTTTCTTATTTAATTATTTTTTTACCTCTATTGCCTTCAACATACTCAATCAATTTTTTCATTCTATTGATATGTTCATTGTTTTCGTATGCGGTTTTTTCAACAACTTCGTCAAGTTTTTGCATTGAAGATGGTTGTATCGAGGCTGATACTTTATTTTCAATGCTTTCAGTTAAAGTCTTACGGCTATCTTTCATTTCTGAAAGAATTGCTTTATACTTATTCTGTGACTCAGCAATACTATTAACTTTTTTAAATTCGTTGATAATTTTAATCTTATCTTCTTGTGTAAGAGCAAGGCTTTCATTAACCAATAAGTTGTTGACATGTGCTAAATTGGTATTGAATGTTGCCATCTCTTTTAATTGATTGCGATATTTTTCAAGTGCAGTTTTGTACTGTTCTACTAATGTGGTTACAGATTGTTTATATTTCTTAGTTTCATTTAATTTTTTGGTTAATTTTTTATTTTCCTCAATTAAAGTGCTAAGTTTTTTCTCTGATTCTCTCATTGCAAAACGCATACGGTCTACATTACCCTGACTTTGATATTCCTTACCGGGTAGGGTAGCAGTGGTTGCTCTTTTATTTGGATGTGGCATTGCAATAGTTTCTTCAACTGTTTCTTCCGATTGACTACCAAGAACTGCTTCAACATCAGCATCAGTAATGTCTTCTTCGTCAATCATTGGATTGCCTTGATGTAATTGAGAAACTTGGCTTGATGTACCAAATCTTTCTTTTCCACCAGCAGCATGCATTTCTTCCAAACCCTTTTCATCGATTAATTTTTCAGTTGGACCTTGTGCATGTTGTTGTGCTATTTGACTATCACTACCATAAGTAGTATCGCCATCAGCACCACCGCTATGCATTTCTCCCAATCCCTGAAGAATTTCGTCGAGTTGTTTTTTCAAATCAACTAGTTGGTCAAATGCTACTCCTTTATTACCTTTTTCCATATATGAAGGTGAACTTGTTTTGATGCCTTTTAATTCTTCACCAAGTCCTTCCATTGAAGCGATTTCATTTTCAATTTCGTCCATAGTAATGAGTTCATCATCTTCTTCAGCACCTTCTAATGCACCACCTACACTTTGCATATCAAGTTCTGTTATGTCGAATTCTTCGGTTTGTAGTGATTTTTTTGCTTTTTCAGTAAAAACACCATCCTTACCAGCAGTTTCTTCAATTTTTTTTGATTTTTTTGCTTTTTCAGTAAATGGGTCTGGTTTTCCAACGGTATTTGTGATTTTTACATCTTCTTCCACCTTTTCAACATTTTTTCCTTTTTCGATGAATGGTTTTCCATCACCTACAGTTTTTTCAACCTTCGTTTCTTCAACCCCTTTGGTCTCTTTTTCTTCTTTTTTCATAACAGATTCTTCTTTATTTGATTTAATTTCATCTTTTGCAGATTCTTTACTCTCGTCCAATTTTTTATAGGACTCTTTTTTTGATTTATTTCTATTTAATTCTTCCATAAAAAAACTATTAAATTTATCTGGAAACTCTTCTGCTAATTTCTTTTTTGCATTAGCATCTGCTGCTTCCTTAATAGCATTATAGTCAGTTAACGCATCTTTAAGTATTGATGATTTTTTATCGTTGTTCATATCTTTAAAATAACTTATGTAATACCATAATTTTAATATAAATACATACTCTTTATGAAAAAGTATAATTTTTTCCTAAATTTCTTGGATGTTTAAGATAATATGATTATATTATGCGCCACAATTTTATTGTAAAAACTTATCGATTGCAGTAATTATCTTACCTTCATCTTCTTTAATAAGCACACCGTTTTTATTTACATAATTTTCATCAAATCCAACACTTTTCTTTTCTGGAAATAAATATGCACCCGGGGTGCTTGGCGTTGCAACTAAGTCAAAACCAATCAATTCAAAATCTTTTTGAACAAGATTTTCACCATTTATTTCTTTAAGTGTACCAACACCACGACTTGAAATACCTAATTTAATTTTATTTTGTAGGTATAATACGATTTTATCACCAACAATTGAAACAATCCCGTATTTGATAAATCCGGGTGAAACAATCAATTTTAATTGACCGAACAATACGTTTTCTTGGTCACCATTACCCCACCACATTTTTGTAATCATGTGTGAGATATTTTGTAATGAAATTATACTTGAATTGCCAGTCCAATGTGATTTTCCATTTACTTTAACCATAAAATTACCGTTTGCTACTCTAACACAAGCAATATCTCCATCAAAATCAATTTCTTCAATTTTTATACTTCTTTTATCTAACCAAATATTTTTTCTTTTGGATATATTTAAATTATATTGCAAATGACTATTTTTTTCTTGTATTAACCTTTGTGTATTAATTTCTTCTGATACAATTTCAACAGTACCATCGGATAATATCTGCTTATTTTTTAATATTTTATAATCATTTAAGTATCTATCTTTGGGTTGATATGTTGTAATATTTCCATTTCCACCAATTTTAATTAATATTTCGTGTAAATCATTTATTAATTGTTCTGAGGTAGTAAATACAGATTCTTTATTAGACCAATTACTATGCTTTGGTTTTACACTTCGTCCATCACCAAGCATAAACCAATTAAAAAATATTTGCAATAAATCAACAGATGCTTGTTTTAATTCAGTTGGTATATATTTATTATGTGAATATCCTAACGGATATAAGTAATTATAAAGTCTTGCATCGTTAATATGATATTGACATTTTCCATTATCATATTCCTTAATCCAATATTTAAAAGGTAATTTACTTAATAAGTCAACAATTTTATTTTTTGCTTCAGATTTTACTTGAGTAATAACAACATTATATCCATTAGATTTATATTGATTGCTTTTTGCCCCAACAGAATGTCCCTCAGACAAATATATTCCCATAAACGCATACCAATCTTCTGATTTTATATTAATGGGTTTAATATATTCGTCAATTAATTCTTTTTTTAAATTTAAACTTAAATCTGCTTTATCAACACCTTTTAAAGTAAAATATTCAGAATATGTTCCAGTCCAACTACCAGTTTTTAATATTTTATGTTGACCTGATGATAAAATATGATTTTTATTATCATAAATATCTTTAGCATATATATATTGTTTTTCACCCCTTTTATTTTCAAGTAAAAATCTATGATTTGCAGTAACAGTTAAATCTATATTTTTACCAGAAAATTTATACATTTTACCTTTATATGGCAAATATATTTTTTTTTCAATTTTTTGAATTTCAATTTGATTTGTATTTGTGTTTATTGTTAATATTTCTTCATTTTCAGAAATATCTTTAAACCATTTCCATCCATTTTTGGTACAAATCATTGATTCAGAAGCATTTACACAATCAGGATGGTCTGCTTCTGATACTGCGCTATTTGTTTTAACTAATTCTTCGTATGCTAGAACTTGTGGTATTAATACATCTTTGGGGTATATTCTACCATTCTTATTTTTAACACCCCATTTTTGTAGAATACAATTAACTAAGACAGGTTCGTTAGGTTTTATTTCAAATGTTTCTGTGAGAATATCTTTATTAATATCACTGCTAATAAAACCTGCATCATGTTCTATTAATATACCGAAACCACTTTCACCCGCTTGTAATATTTTACTCATGTTAAATATCTTTTATATAAATAGTTTCAATTATTGTTTTGAAATTACAATGACATTTGGTTTTGGTGCTTCCTCAACCATAGGCTTGTCATTAACGTTAAGAATATTTTCAATAAACATTTCTGTTTCTAATTGAATTAACACGTTTTTGAGTGTTTCATTAATTTCTTTAAGTTTTTCTAATTTTGGGGACATATATTTAATTCATCCATTCTTTTATCGTTATTTTTTTCAATTTTGATTTGAATTTCATCCAATTTTTTTAAAATTTTTTCGGATTCAACTCTTCCTATTCTTTCACTTAAATCTAATAATGTCGAAACTCCATTTAATACGTGTAATGTCTCTTTCTCTGATTCAATCCACTGATGACTTCTATCTTCTTCTCTTTTTAGCATTTCAACACGAATTTTTTCGAGAGTATCTGAATGTTCTTTTCTTATATTATCTACTTTTGCCACATGCTGTTGCTGTAGTAGTTTCATTTCAGCAGTTTTTTTTCTATTTGTTTTAACTAATGAAAGGCAAATAATTGAAAATATTATAATTGAAATTATAAACAGATAAAAAAATGCATTATAGTACCAAATTGAAAGATTTATCGGTTGTGATGTTAACAGTAATAACATAAAATATTTTTATTATAAATAGTTTAAATGATTTGATTGTGTTTGTTTAATTTCATATTTTTTATTATTGTGTATTTATACAAAAATTTAATAGAATGTCAATAATAAAAAATGGCAATGTAATACTTATTGAACCGAATGATATTAATATTAATACAACACAAATTAATGGTCATGAATTTGTAAACGGTGTTCCACAATATCAAGACATGTATATTTTTGCTGAACTAATTGCACACGGCAAGGGTAGGACAGTAATAATGAGTGGTGGTCATGGAAATACGGTTGATACTGAAAAATCAAAACCAATTAATTTGTTGGGTAATAATCAAGATAATACCAATAAAAATCCCAATTATTTAAATTTTACAACTAATTATTACGATAGTAGTACTGGTAGTCATACTCAATATGAAGGATTTGGTATTTCCAATATAAAAATCACAGTTAATTCATCATATATTCCACAAGTTAGTATTCAATTTGTTGATTTAAGAGGTATTGCTTTTTTTAATCAAAAAAATTCACCCTATAGGGTGTTATTTGAATTTCCACCACCATCATTCGAATTGACTGTTAAAGGATACTATGGTAAGGCATTGACATATATATTACATTTGGTTAAATATACGACAGAATTTAATGCAGAAAATGGTAATTTTATAATTGATGCTGATTTTGTTGCAATGACGTTTGCACCATTAAGTGATATATTGTTTAGATATATTGTTAATTTTAATTTAAGTCCTGTTATAGATAATCAAGAATCTTCTGACCCAAATACTACTAAAGAACCTGTAAACACCAATGATTTAATAACAAAATTGAAAAATTTATATTCGGGTATTTCGAATAAAATTAAATCTGAACAAGAAACAATTAATTACGATAATACTAATAAAGCAATTGAAAATGTTGCATTGGCAATTAGAACTCTTGGTCAATTTAATGAAAATGCTGAATTGACTAAAGAAAATACACCATATTTGGTCATTAAAGATGTAATATCAAAAAACTATATAGCAAATACACAACCAGAATTAACGACATCTGGTTCTGAAATACCTAGTTATGTCAAAACAACAATACCACCAACACAAACAAATATTGATGCGAAAATAACACCAATATCAGGTTTGAGTTCTTTTGATGAAGAAATAAAAAAAGAATCGTCATCAGGACTTCCACAAAATTTAAGCAAAAGATTATCAATTGTTTTTATTGCTGGAACTAATATCACACCACCAAATGAACAGGATTGGTTAGAATTTAATGCCGATGCCTATATTGGTGATGCTGGTAGAATTCAAAATTTAAAAACAATTTTAAACACATATCGTGCTACATTAATTAAAAACACAAACCCATCATTGGGTACTAAGTTGAGTGATATTTCAGAAGCAAGACCATTTTTTGGCGATGTTTGCTTATTTCCTGCAAGTAATACACCAACACAATATGTTGAACTCGATGTTACTGATTATTATTATAAATTGTATAGAAAAAGAGTTGATTTGGTTAAAAAGAAAAATGAATTGGCTAATGATATTACATTAAAGGTAAATAATATGGTCAATAAAAATTTAGGAATGACACCATCAATTTATAATATATTTAAAATAATTTTAAAAGATGTTGATGAATTTTTTAAAACATTACGTAAAACATCAGAAAATGCATACAATGAACATAATAAAAAAGACCAAATTTCGATAATTTCTGGGAATCCAAGTAATGATGTAAAGAATAAAAAAGAAATATTTCCATTTCCATTAATAATTGAAACAAATCCAGTTTATGGTGGAGTTAAAGAAGAAAGAGTTGCACCAACTAAACTACAAAGCATGGGTGCTAATTTTCCTGAATTGGATTTAATTCAAAAATTTATTGATACATTTAAATATCAATCTGACCGAGAACATCAAAATGATTTAAGAAATGAACAAAATGATGATGGTAGTAATAAATGGATACCAATATCACCATTTGATTCGACACTTGGTGGTGCATCACCACAAAGTCCATATTTTGGATTAAATGGTGATATCAAAACACAAACATATCAAACATTATTGAAAAGATTTTATATACTATCGCAAGGTACTATTAAGGATGATTTTTATAACACAACGAAAAGAACTGCTGCAAATGATGCATATGTTAAATTATTTGCTGAATCTGAAGCAGTTAACGTTGCATCTACATTGACTAATGAAGATAATAGTAATACAATCAAACAAGATGCAATGAGATATAAGGGTAAGGCAGATTTATTTTATGAAGAAAGACTTAAAAATTTACAAGCCGATAATTATGAAGGTAATAGCATTAATTTATATAATTTCAGTTCGGATGTAGTTGAATACTTTCCAATAACGCCACAAAATACTGAAGATAATAAGGTTTATATTAATAAAAACAATCCTAATTATATTGGTGTTTATTTATATCCACGTGATATTTCAACACAGGAAATATCAGAAACAAATGAATCATCAAAACCTATTAATAAGTTTGCAAAAAACGCTAAAAATGAGTGGTGGAAAATATTTAATTCAAATCCTAAAGAAAGTTTTGCATTTGATTTTACACAAGAAAATGTAATATTTATCAGAGATATTAACACGTCAACAAATGGCGTTTCAACATTAACTAGGTTCTTATGGAATGACCCAGACAATAGACGCACAAGAAAAAATTCAAAGTTTCCTGACTCACTAATAATTGCATATGAACAGGGAAATATTAGTTTTGGTAAAACAACTTCTATCACTAAAAACAAATTGGGTTTTGGTGAATCTATTGTTGCAGTATGGGTCAATGAGTTAGGTTATGGTAATAATGATAAAATTATTTATGAAAAGATAATAAATTATAGTGGAAATTCTTATGATAGTAACTTAAGTGCATTAATGGTATTATCTAGTTTTGGAAATGCATTAAGTCCATTTAATAAATATCCTAGTGATTTAAATCATAATATTTTTTCAACCCCTGCTGCTATTGAAGTACCAGAATATTTATCTCCGTATATTGGTGCATTAGTATCTGCAATTGAAAAGGGTTGGGTTGAAGATATTTTATATTTTTATACTGGAAATACGGCATTGGGTAGTGGTTTTCAAAATCAAGGTTATTATATATTAGCGGATTTACATGATGTTGAAAATTATTTATCTGATAATGATAAACAAACGTTTAAATTGGCTTATGACAATTTTATTAATTATGCGTTTCAAGATATCCAAGTTAGATTATTTGATTTATATAATGAAGTGAATAGTAATACTGGTACTAATGGTAGATTTGCAACAAAAAGTATTGGATATGATATATTATTAAATCCTAGTAATAATAGCGATGATACTGGTAAGGGAAGTTATTTTGATATTTTAACAACATTAATTACTAGAAAAAATATTATCAATTATAGTCAAATAACGTTCAAGATGGAAGATATGTCAACACTACCAAATACATATGATTCTCTCTTAACGATTAATTTAATGGATGCTAAAAATAAAATCAATGAAAAAAAGAAAATCAATGATACGTTTTTCAACACATTTTTTGCAAAATTAGATTCTGAAATTATTGCAAAGAATAAGAAACAAAAGGAAGAAGCAGAGGAACAGAAAAAAATAAAGGGCGATAATGATATTATTACACAGACATACTATTCACTAAAAAATATAAATGATAAATGGTTAACTGCACCAATTGAGAAAAATGTGTTTGGATATCCATTTAATAAACCGGGTAAAAATTTAATTGATTCATTTGCTTTTATTGATAGGGCAATGAATCCTATTGGTGATACAATTATTAATACCGAAATACTTACAAACATATTGGATGACCCAAACATTAGTGTATTTTCAGTATTGACACAATTATTGTCAGCAAATGGTTTTGAATTTTTCCCCTTACAAAACTTTATGAATTATGAATTGGAGGGTGGGTCTTTTGAAAAATCGTGGGAGAATTCATTTAAAATTTATAGCGGTAATATTGAAACAACGCCTTCATCCTCTTTTGTATGTATGTATATCGGTGGTGCTTCAAATTATCCATCAGTACCAACAAATAATTTTGAAAATGATGGTATTATTGATTTAAGCAATCCCGATGTACAAGATTTTTCAACTAAGAAACCACAAGATTTTAATACGGTTAATGATGAACAAACTAATGGAAATAAAGATTTTCCTTGGAGACAAGTTCGTGCATTTAGAGTAAGATTTGGTGAACAAAATCAATCAATGTTCAATAATATTAAAATCGATAGTAAGGAATATACCGATACTAATGAATCAATTCAAATATTATCAAGATTGGCTGGCGATAATAAAATAAATGCACCAACACCAAAAGGACAAAATTTATATAATTTATATGAAAATAGGTCATATAGAGCAACAATAACTGGTTTGGGTAATGCTATGATTCAACCAACACAATATTTTCAGTTAGAAAATATTCCAATGTTTGATGGTGCATATATAATATTAAGTGTTGAACATAATATTTCAGCCAATAAAATGACTACAACATTTAGTGGTACTAAAGTATTAAAATACCCAATACCAAGAGTTACCAATCCAATTGCGTTTACAACTTTTGGAAATGAACTTGGTTCAACAACATCAGGTCAATTCACGCAATTAGCATTAACAACTGAATATGACCAAGTTAAATATAATGCAATGTATACATTAAAATTAGGATAATTATGGCATATAGTGGATTAACACAGTCGGGAAAAGCATTTATAAGAAAAGTTTGTGCTGGTGATAGTAGAACATTACTGGATGGTAAAAGTAGTGCAAAATATTCCAAAAAAGACAGTCTATATAATATGGATGGTCATTTACCTTTTTGTTCACCGCCATGTCCAGTAAAAACGTGGTATTCTAATGCACAATATAATGGTAAAAAAATAAATACAAATCAAGAATTAGGTGAAGCACTTATTGTTTGGTTTAATAAGTATTCAAAAATATTTGAACTTGATGCAAATATTATTGCAGCACAAGCATATGCAGAATCTGGATATAATGTATGGGCATATCCATTAACAAGTACTGCTTCAGGTATTAGCCAATTTATTACTGAAGCAGTATTTGATGTTATTGTTACGAATAAATATTCAAGTCAAGAAGACCAAAAATTTACAAGTGCTGAAATTTCAGCAATAACAAAAAATCTATCAGGTAATACAAAAGTTGCATCAACATTTACTGTTGATAAACCACAGGGTAAAAAAAATAGAGCAACGTTACATCAAAATATTATAGATAATCCTGAAATAATGATTAAGGGACAATGCTGTTATATGAAATATATTGGAAGTCTTTGTGATAATTTAGCAAGTAGCGCATTATTTGGATATAATCGAGGACCTAAACATTCATATCCTTCATATACTAAATCAATCGCAAGTGCAACAGATTCAAGAAATTATCAGATGGAAGGAATTGGTTATGTATATCGTATATTTAACTTATTGGGAAATAAAACATTTGATAAACATGGATATTTTGGATATGATTTCCTAAAACTTAACGAACCGTTTGATAAATATTTAGCTGAATGTACTTAATCGAGTACAATTTCTTAAAGAATTTCTTTTTTTAGTTCATATAGACTGATAATGTTGTCATCAACATTATCTTTTCTATATGTCATTTCTTTAATTTTTTTAATTGCTTTGGCAACATTATCTTTAGTATTTTCTTTATTAATGCCTTCTAGTATTTGAAGTGTATCGTTTTTATAGGTTTCAAGAAGTTTTGATTTTTCTTCATCATTTGCTTTAATAAGTGTTTGAAGTAAATTTTTATCATCTTCATTTAGTGATTCGTATTTTTCGTTAAACTTATCCACAGCAATTTCAATGATGTTATCATCAATTTCTTTTACTTCAACACCTTCAACCAATTGCTTTTTTTGTGTTTTTATATGATTTAAAACATAGGTGAATGATTCATGAATACTATCAACATTTATCTCATCAGAACGTTTAAGCGATTCTTCAATTAAATTATCAACAGCGTTAAATAATTTAATTCTTTCATCGTTATTGTTCAATTTATGACTTTCAGAAATAAACGGTAATAATTTTTCACGCTCCTTTTCAATTTCTTCAATGGTATATACTTCAAAAAGTTTTATGTTATTATCGATATAACGAGTTGCAGCAATATCGTTTTCAATATATTTATCTTCCATATTATTGAACACCTTAAACTCCAATTGTAAAATTGGTGAATTTTTTACAACATCAAAAAAATCAAATGCAATTTTTTTAGATTCATCAATTAATTTTTCATTAAAATATGAATCTTTTAGTTTGTTTGAAACCATCAAATTAACTATTCCTATGTTGGTGTTTTTCATATGGTATGACACAATTTTATTATAAATACTGCAATTAGTTATAAATGTTATTATTTTGTAATATTTAAATAAATTACATTAATAATTAACTTAAATCAATTTCTTCAAGGTCTTCTAAATTAACATCTTCACCTTCGTTTATTTTTTGTTGAGTATTAATAGTTTCGTTTTTATTAAGTAAAAAATCAATTTCATTAATCATTTGTTCGGCATTTTTATTGAACTTATTTACAATTTCATTATTTTCTTGAATAATTGCCTTATGTCTAATTTCATTTTTTACCTCAGATTCTTTTGTTGAACCATACACTAATCTTTCTACATATTTGTTATACTCTTCATTCGTTAATTTTCTCATTTGTTCTGCTAACGGTGCTGCTTCACCACCACCAATTGGTGCAGCACCACCAATACCACCTTCAGGAGCACCACCAGTAGGTGCACCACCCAATGGAGCACCACCAATAGCGGGAGCACCAGTTGAAGATGGAGCAGGAGCACCACCAGTAGGTGGCATACCACCTTCAGTACCGCCAGTAACAGGTATTCCTTCAACTGGTTCACCAAATCTCTTATCAATATCAGCAAATAAACCAGATTTCTTTATTATAACTGGAGAGTCTTGTAATTCTTGCATTACAACTTTTTCCATTTTTTGTTGTTTCAAATCATCAACAATTTCTCTATCAGACATATTGAATATCATGCGTTTTGCAGTTGTATGTGACATTGCAGCAATACCACCTTCAGCACGTGTTAATTCAGTATATGTTTGCGCTTTATCTCGCATCAATTCCGATTTCAACAATTCTTGTTGTGTGCTTGGATTTGTAAGTGTTAAAGTAAAACTATTGAGGTCTTCACCAGTATATCCAAGCAAATACAAATGAATTATTGCCATTTTATTGAGTTCTTGAATCATGGCTTGTTGAATACGATTTATTTTCTTTGCAAATCTAATATCGTATTGTGCCATATTCTTACCAGCACCAGCAGCATCTTGAAAACTTAAAAATGGTTTTGGAATACCTAGACCAATAAATAAATTATCACGAAGATATTCAATATCCTGTATTGCATCAAGGTTTGCAGCACCCGGAAGTGTATCAATACCTGTTTGAGTATTTGCATTTCTTACAGGTAAGAAATAATCTTCATCATTACCTAAAATATTGAAACGATAATCAATTTGACCATCATTTGGATTAACTGAAGCAGTTTTTTTGAACTTGGTTGCTACCTTGTAGATATATTCTTCAATATCATCCTCATCAATATTACCAACATCAATCTTAAATACTTTCTTTTCACCTGCTCTAATAATACGATAAGTTAACATTGCATCTTCCGCCATAACCAATTGCCTGAAAACTCTACGTACTTTATTGAGCACAGAATTATGGACTACAATATTATTAGCAAAAAAATTATGATTTTCGTTATCAACATGAATATCATAAACAAATCCTTTTCCGTCAGGCTTAATCGATTTAATTTTTTCGACAATAAAATCATTGGTTTTCCTACTCTCAATATCCGAAGATTTAGTTTGAGTGTTTTCACTTTCATAAAAATAAAGCATGTACGAATCGGCAATATTAATTATTTTATTACCGTTAATCAAAACATCTTTTTTTCTTGGTTTTCTTTTATTAATATTACCAGTTTTATAACCAAGGGATTGTGCAAGTAATTTAATGTCATTAATTAATGAATAGTTTGATAATTCAATTTGGAATCTTCTACAATTCCATTTATCAACATTAACACAACCGTCTGCATCTATAATTCCTTCTAAAAATGCTTTTCTTATCTCTTTGGATGTGGAATAAACCCACTTAGGAATTCTTTTATTACGAGCATTTCCATCGAATCCCATGTTTAACAACACTGTCGCTAATGATTTAGAATTAACAACAGCAGATGCTATTCCATTGTTATATGATTTATTTTTTCTTAAATAAATTTCTTTACCTGAGAATTTTTCTAATAATTCAATGTATTTTTTATTTATTGTTTCATGTACACCATATGCAAAATATACCATATATGGTCGTTTACTGTTGATACCACCATCACCCAATAAAAAACCAAACATTCTGGCAAAGTCTTCATCAACATATTCTGGAATATATTTTAAATCATCAGTAAATGCGTTGTAGATTCTCCCATTATACTCTTTTATTTCATTCTTTTTATTTATTTCAATTTTTTCAGAATAATCATCTGATTTATTAATAACCAATCCATCACCAATCATTAACTCTGAAACAAATTCATATTTAAATTTGTTATCCTTGTAATCATAAATAAGTATTTTATGATTATCAGTTGCCTTAATATAATTGTGTGATGTTGAAACACGATAAACCTCTTTTTCACCATTACATACAACATCCAATACATTACTTTTTATTAATTTTTGTGTTTTAATGTCAAAACCAGTGACAATATCCCCTTTTACAATATCTTTAATTTCTTTAATACCACTTTGTGTTTTTATGTAACTATCTGATAATAAGCAACTTCCGTAGGGCAAATACTTATCATCACCTAATAATCTAAAGTGTGCTATTTCAAAAACATTAAATTCATCACCAGTCATTCTTTCTTTAAATTTAACAACTGGTTTTCCATTTTGAATTCTTTCAAATCTTTCAATTTCGTAATTAACTAATTGTTTTACATGTGTAATACCTTTTTTTCTTTCACCATATAATAAAACAAAATTATCACCATATTTAACCGTATTTCTTATCCAGAAGGGTAGGTTAACATTAACATTTACAATTTCATAGAATAATTCTTCCAATAACATTTTTATACGTTCCTTATTGGAATATATATTTAACATTTTACCATTAATACCAATAGTTGTTGCTTCTTCCATGAATAAATCCAATGCGCTTGAAATAATTGGATAATATTCCATACCTTCATAATCTATGTATGCAGGAAGCCTTGCTGCTTCATATTGAAGTGCTTTTTGAAAACCCCTATCGGTTGTTCTAAAAAATTTATTTTGAAGTTCTTTTTTTTGCTCTAATTCAAGACCCTTTTTATGAATTTCTTCAGGAGTCATGCCTTTTATAATAATCTTACTTTCTTTTGAAGGTGTTGATTGTGATATAGATGGTTGTGAATCCTGAAAACCAAACCCATCGAGATTTAACAACTTATTGAGTTGTTGATATACTGTGCCTCTTTTATTTTCTTCAGCCATTTTTATAATTTATTATAGTTTTTTATAAATACTTTTTTTATCTAAAAAAGACAAAATTTTATATAAATACTTGATATTGGTAAATCATTATTATATTTGCAGTATTTAATGTTATAACAAAATAATATTATTGGTAAACAAAATAAAGACGGAAAAATTGTTATTAGAGTAAATAATAATTTTAAAGATGAATATAAAAAATTGTGTGAATTAAATGAATATACTTATTCAAAGCAAATTCTTAGTTTAATTAGTAAAGATATTGAATATCTAAAACTTGAAAATGGAAAAAAATAAATTTATTAATAAGGCAAGAATTGTTCATGGAGATAAATATAAATATGATTTAATTGAAACTGCACAAATTAAATCAAAACAAAAAATTATTTGCCCCATACATGGAATTTTTGAACAAAGAGGCGATGCGCATTTATCGGGAAGTGGATGTGGTAGATGTGGTAAATCTAGTTTGAAAACTAATGAACAGTTTATTATTGACGCAAATAACGTGCACAATAATAAGTATGACTATTCAAATGTTGAATATGTTAATTCTAAAACAGTCATAAAAATTAATTGCTTAATACATGGTGAATTCTTACAAACACCAGATAATCACTTACGTGGTCATGGTTGTCCTAAGTGTGGTTTTGATATAGTTGGCAATGGTAAAAAAAGCACAGCATCTGAAGCTTTTATTGATAAAGCAATAAGTGTATTTGGGAATAAGTATGATTATTCTAAAACAGAGTACGTAGACGCTAAAACAAAAATTAAAATTATTTGCGATAAGCACGGAATGTTCGAACAAACACCCAACGACCACTTATCTGGAAAATCATGTCTATCTTGTTCGTTATTGGAAACGAAGCCAGAAATTGAAATTAAAAATATGTTGAAAAATCATAAAATTGCTTACGTTGAAAACGAAAGAACAATTCTTAATGGTAAGGAAATTGATATTTATTTGCCAGATTATAAAATTGGTATAGAATATAATGGTTTATATTGGCATTCTAACTTATTTAAAGAAAAAAAATATCATATCAATAAAACAAATGATTGCGAGAATAATAATATTCAACTAATACAGATTTTTGAAGATGAATGGGTAAATAAAAAATCGATTGTTGAATCAATATTAAAATCTAAAGTAGGAATATTTCAAAATATATATTATGCACGTAAATGTATAATAAAAAAAATTGATTCAAAGATTGCGTCTAAATTTTTAAAAGAAAATCATTTACAAGGTAATGTTGGAAGTAATGTTAAATTAGGACTTTTCCACGAAGATAATTTGGTATCAATTATGACGTTTGGAAAAAAGCGTATTGTTATGGGGAATAAAAAAAATAATAATGGTGAATATGAAATGTTAAGATTCTGTAATAAGCTAAACACACAAGTAGTTGGCGGTGCAAGTAAATTACTAAAATATTTCATTAAATTTTATAAACCTGAATTAATAACAACATATGCAGATAGAAGATATTCTAATGGAAGTCTATACTTAAAATTAGGCTTCAAGCACGAATATAACACTCAACCAAATTATTATTACTTTAAAAAAAATAGTTTAATACGTGAATATCGTTATAAGTATAGAAAAAATGTATTAGTTAACTCAGGACATGATTCAGCGAAGACCGAGCATCAAATAATGAATGATGCTGGATTTTTAAAAATTTATGATTCGGGTAATATGAAATTTACCTTAAAACTATAACTTATTTTTCTTATCTAAGTCTTTAAATAACCACGAATTAACACCGTATGGATTTAACGGACTAGCACTATTTGGTGAAATTAATGGTTTATATTTTACATTCATTTTTTTTCCGATTTGTGAAATCTCGTTATTTGTAATAATTGCATTTAACATTTTTTCTGTAACACCCTTACTTTGTTTAAATCTTGCCATGTCAAAATTCAATGTATATAATCCAATTGCCAATCCCATAATACTATCATCATGAAAACTGCGTTTATGGTCAGCAACACGATTACCTGCAATAGTAACAAATGTTTTTAATTCATTTAATAGTCTCACAGAACGAATAATAACATCTTCCAAATGGATGGCACGTTGCATTTCAAGTAAAACTGATGCACGATTATTACCGATAAAGAATCCGGGTATCAAATCAACATTAATTACAGCACCATCAGGCATAACTTTTTGACCCTTTTTAATATATCCTTGAAGTCTATCACGGCTTGGTTTATGTGTAACTTCTGCGAAGTGAACATTATCATATCCAAATTCTAATAACTTCTCAACTGTCTGTACACCAAAACCACCAGTAATATCAACAACGCAATATGCGTTATTATATCGTTTACCAAATTGATATGCTATTTCAGCAAGCATTTGTGGAACAACTTTACCATAGTATTCAGCAACTTGTTCAACTTTATGTCTTTTAATTTTTACTTTTTTTACTTTATCACCTTTTGTAATTATCTTTTCCTCAATTATTTCAATGGTCTTAAGTAAATTAATTGTTGAATTATCATCACCATGACCCGGTGACGCATCAATACACATTAGATAGGTTTCACCCACTTTAGGGTCTTCCCAAATCCAAAAATTTAAATCAGTATATTCTTGACGTATTGGTGTTTGAACTTCAGTCTCTTGAATTCTTTTTAAATATTCTTCTGCGATAAAGTTGTCACCAGAACCCAAAAATGAACACAAAATTTCTTGCGCAACTTTACGCATATCACCATTCGCATTACGTACTTGTAGTTCAAACCAAGGAGAACTTGCATTCCAACCATCATCAGCCATTTTGATTCGTTTGGCAGCATCCCAATTTTCATCAACTAATCTGATTTCATTTTCTTTTCCTTTGTTTTTAATCCAAACCAAATCCTTGTTATATCTAGGGTCATTATACCACCAAAGTTCAACAGCCTTAAAATTATTTTCACCAGAACGAGCACCCATGAAAGTTTTATAGAATACTGCATCAAGACCAGAAGGGGTACTAACCATAATTGCACGACCACCAGTTTGTAATGTGGGTAATGCTGAAGTCCAGAAC